ATTTTGAAAACAGTTCAATCAACAACCGCAAAAATCGATCTTTGTTCAGAAAAATCACTTCCTCCAATATGAATTATATCACTTAAAAGTTATATTTTCAATAGAACGCTCCACAAAAACGTGAAAAGCCCCGCCATGGTACGCATGGATGCTCATCCCCCCACCGGCTGAGCCCGGCGGGGGATTGTTTTGCCCCGCTGGTGTTGCCGCACTGGCGGGGTTATTTATTTGTATTGGTAAGGCCTTCGCGCAGTGCAGCAGCATCTCCGATTGTCCAACGGGAAATGTCCTTGGGTTTTCGATTCAGGCCATCATTATAACCTTGTTCGTAGCCGTTTTTCTTACCCTTGCGATAGCCTTCGCTGAAACCTTCCTTTGTGCCGAAATTGTATCCGTTATCATAGCCGGAGGATTTGGCATCTCTTTGCACTCTTTCGATATAAGGAGAAGACGGTGTATAGTGAGGTGCAAAATATCCTTCGCCAACGCAAAGGCCCGCAAAAAATAGAGAGATGGCAATAATAGTAAGAAAAATAAATAAAAGTCGGAAGTGTTGCTGCTGCTTTTTCAGTTGCCGACTGAATGAATTAGCTTGCTGATTCCAATAAATAGAATCATGTCCGTCACAATCGGAAGAATTATAAGCAGTCATTAACCGGGTATTTAATGATCGAATTTCACGATGAAGGTTGCCATTCTCTTGACATTCGTTATCATAGAAATGGGCCCATTCCTCCGCAGTGGAACCCTTATAGCGAACGGGATTTTGTACATTTCCCTTGAGCTCTTCTAGTGAAAGTTGAGTGTATCTATTCTGGGCCTCAGTACAAGCATTGTACCAATATTCCGCAGTTTGTCCGGCATATGTATCAGTTATAATTTTAGGAAGAGAGTGATTTTTGACTAACTGAGAAAAATACTGTTTATACCAGTATTCAGCATTATGGCCTTCGTAGAGTTCAGGCTCTGGGGGAGCTTTTTGTCGCAAGTATTCGACTTCGGTGCGAAGATCTGCGATTTTAGACTGGTAGAGTGAGCAACTTTTTTCAAGCCCAAGATACTTTTCCCGCCACTCGATGGAACTTGAATCGTCCGGCATCCGGGTCTGCGTTTGCAGTTCAAAATAACGGTCTGCCCAGTATTTGGCACCATGGCCGAGATAGGATGAACTGGACATAATATGCCTCCTTATTTACGCTTCTTTCGTATCCAATGCATCCGCAGCAAGTTTTTTATAGTATCCTGTACGATGTAAGTCCTCTGCGTACTCAATGACCTTAGACTGACCTTCTTCATTCAGCTCATCGAAAACCGAGAGCAAAGAGGTTTGGGCCTTGGTGAGGGAGGTCTGTGCCGGTTCGGCATCTTCCATTCCCATTAAATAAGTGGGAGTGGTATCTAGTACCAATGCAAGTTTTTCAAGAATAGAACGTTTCAGGTTGACAACAAGGCCATTTTCATATTTATAGATGGCCGCTTTTTGCACACCAACTTTGGCACCGAGTTCTTCCTGCGTCATCTGATGCTCAATGCGAAGCTGGCGTATCCGTTCGCCGGTGGTCATAGGACATCACCCTTTCATACGTTGTATCTTAATAATAACACAGATAATCTAAAAAGCAAGAAAAAATATCTTGACAAGATTCATACAACATGCTAATATTTAAGTATCCTAAAAAGATACTTAAATATAGAACAATATTTAAGGGGATGGATGAACGGAGGTGAAAAAGGGTGAATAAGAGAAAACTCAATGCTGTTATGCAGTTGCATGGGGAATCGCAACAAAATCTGGCGGATTTCCTCGAAATGAGCCTCTCACGGCTGAATGCTAAAATTAATGAATACCGTGGAGCACAGTTTCGACAGAATGAGATTGCAGCCATTCAGGAGCATTACGGCTTGACTGCCGAAGAAGTGAACGAGATATTTTTTGCTTCATTGGTATCTCAAAAAGATTCTAACGGGCCAGCGGCTTGACCCCACCGACCCGAAGAAGAACGCATGAAAAAGCCCCGGCGGGGAGCCGGGGGAAATGGAGAAATTATGAAGTACGAAGAAATTATGGCGGACATCAAGGACATCAATGGCCCGTGGAGCAACGCGGCCTGCATGGGCTACTGCCGGATGGCAATGCAGAACGCCGGAGTGGACGAGTGTACCCAGCGGAAGGTTCTGCGGGAACTGGAAGCCTGTTTTGATCAGGTGAGCGTGGAAGAAGCGGCACAGGTTGGCTGAGAATGGAATATCTTTTTTGTCAGCACCGCACAAACCCCGCCGACCCGAAAAAGAGCGCATAAGTGCATAAGAAAGGAGTACAAACAATGAAATATTCGACGCTTGTGAAGATCCATGAATCCCTTTCCAAAGAGCTTAAAGCAGCAGAAATTGAGCTGGAGAATGCCAAGGCTGCACTTAATCTGGCAGACCCTGATGGACGGATGAAATCCGGCGAACTGGTGGATGCACGGAGAAAGGCCACCGTACGTGTTTTTGATATCAGTAGTGCGCTGGAGGACTTTGAATTGCACGAGTGGTGAGGAAAAGGAGAAGACAATGGACCGTTATATGATCGTGATCCCGGCGAAGAACCGGGCATTCAACATGAAGTGTGATGATGGTGACAGCATGAAGCTGGAGACCCTGCAGAAGCTGGTGGGCGGGCCGATCGAGCCGGTGCCCGCCTTGCTGAGCGCCGAGTGGGCGCGGGAGAAGGACGTGGACGGCATTCTGCTGCTGGTGAACGAGGAAGGGCTGATGAAGGAGCGCCCCCTGACGAACCAGCGCGCCAGTGAGATGACGGCGGCAGAGCTGGTGGGCCCGGCAGTCGTGGCCGCAAAGCGCGGCGATGAGCTGATCGGCTTTGCAAAGCCTGTGGTGGAGACCATCTGCGCCGAGTGGCTGTGAGGTACTGCCATGGGCCGAAAGCAGAAACTGCCCTTTGAGCACTGGCAAATTATTGAATTGCTGCACATCACACAGGATTTTTACTCAAAACCGGAGAATGAGGCTGCATTTCAGGAATGGAAGGCGGCCAGAGATGCGAGAAAAGCAAAAAGGCCCGCCGGTGCGGGAACACCGACGAGCCAACCAGGGTGATGGTTTGACAACACATCACCAGAAGTTTAACACAGAGCGGGAGGATTTGCAAATGAAAAAAAGGATAACGGGCAGCGTGCTGAGCGCCGGTGCCATTGTGCTGGGACTGGCTGCCGTAGGCTGCGGCGGGGCCATTGAGAACGCGGCCAACGGTTGGGCAATGCTGGGCTACACGCTGCTGGCCATCGTGCTGGGGTGTGCAGCCCTGGCGCTGGCCGGGCTGGGCCTGGTGGTGGAGCAGCGGAAGGAGCCGCAGAAGATCCACAAGGTGCCGGAGAACACGGTGAAGAAGGCCGTCTGCGGCAGAAAGGTGGGGTAAGGATGAAAATCACGATTTACAGAAATGGAAACGATGGCGGTCTGAGCATTGAGGATGGTGAGAGTGAAGCGGATGTTACACGGGTGATAATGCAGTCGGCAGTAAGTTTTGTTGTCAGCAGCGTGCCCAGTGACCTGAACAACACCCAGAAAGAGGAGATTGTTCGGAACTTTGCAAAGGCCGCTGAACTGGAAATGCGGTTGGCACTGAGCCGTAACCCGGTGACAGGCCGCTTTGAGGATAAAGAAGCTGCTTTTATGGAAGAGCTGATAAAACGGGCGATGGAGGCCAAGCAGAAATGACGCTGGAAGAGTACAAGAACATTTTGATTACCGGGACACCGAGTGACCGGGCGCGGGCCATTGCCGAGGCCGGGAACGACAGGAGCCTGACCGACGAGGAGTTCCACGAGCTGACGGCCATGATCAAGGGCGTTGTGCGGCCCGGGCGGCGGAAGATGACCCCGGACGAGGCAAAGCTCTGGGCGGAGGTGAGCCGGATCAACACCCGGTTGAAGGACGAGATGGTGAACGCGGGCTTTGCCGTGCGTGCCCTGCCCGGCGACCTGCAGGAGGATGCAATCAACGTTCTTTCCCGCACGGTGAGCGGGATGCTGGGCGACCTGACCGCCATGATGGCCGAGACCGGGGAACCCTGATGGATAAGACCCAGTGTGTACATGTATTTGAGATCACCCGGAGCCGGTGCCTGACCTGTGCAGGCCGGAACCGGGCGTGCGGGGAATATGAAGAACGGAGAAACTATGAAAAACGATGCAAGAAAGATGGCACTGGAGAACCAGATCGAGCTGGCACAGCAGAATGCGATTGACTTCACCCATGCCTGCATGACCATTGCGCTGCATGATGTGTTCGGCGTAGGCAAAGACCGGCTGGACAAGGTGACCCAGCGGAAGGATGAAATCAATGGGGAGCTGATGCGGCGGATGGCCATACCTGCAAAGAATCAGAAGGCCCAGCTGAACGAGGCCGAAAAATGGCTGGTGGGGTTGCTGCCAGAGGGTGTGGTGAGCGTATTTCGTGTCCCGGTGATAAAAGGTGTGCCCCGGAAGCGGCGGGAAGTTCAGCTGAAGATGGCCATTGACAGGGCGGCCACGCTGGAATGGCGGGGTTATGCTACCGCCTGCGCCCAAGTGCTGGGCTTTGGCCCCCGGCGGCTGGAAAAACTGCGGCAGGAAACAATTGCGAATTTTGGCCAGCTGAACGAGTGGGTGGAAACCGACGGCGTGGATGTGGCCATGGAAATGCTGTGCCGCTGCGCCCGGGACGCTTACAAGACCGAGGTAGAAGTGCTGGATGTGCCGGACGAGGCTGTATTGGAAAAACAGCGGAGGGAAACGGCGGAGACGATACGTCAGCTGCAAGTGCAGGCGGTACAGCGGGAAGTGAGCCGCAAACGGGTGCCTTGTGTGCTGCCGCTTTCGGAAGCCGAGGTGCAGCGGCGTGTGGAAGCGGTAACTTCATCGGTGCACAGCTCCCCTGAAATGAGCACCGTACTTAGTAGAAGGAGAATCTGAGATGCAGAGCGGATGCAGATGGGTATACACCCTGATGGACTGGGAAACCGGCGAGGTGGTGGCCAAGGGCACCAGCGTGGAGCTGGTGGAGCAGGGATATTTTCCCGATGTGAACAAGCTGAGCAGCGTTTGGAATAATCTGGAAAAGTGCAAGAACCCCAGCCCGAAGAGCTACCGGTGGAAGATGGAGCGGAAGAGCACCAAGGACGACCGGGTGGAGAGGGCCCGGGCAGAGGGCCTGAGCGCGGACGAGCGGGCCGAGACCCGGATAGTGCGGGTGTACAGCTGCTACGGTGCGGACGGCACCCTGCTGGGCAAGGGCACGGCGGCAGAGCTGAAGGACAAGGGATTGTTTGGCAGCGAGGGCACAGTGCACGAGTGCTACCGCAAGCGGGGCGGCGTGTACAAGCCCGGCGGCGTTGCGCGGATGGAGATGGAGCTGTGCCAGAAACGGATCAAGCACCCCATAAAGCGGCCGGATCAGCCGGTAAAGGTGAAGCGCAAGCCCATTGGCGGCGTGCTCGACCCCAGCCCCCTGGCCTACGATGTGCATGACCTGATGATCTACAACGCTCAGGTCCGGAAAATTGGAAAGCCGGAGCTGACCTACGGATACTGGGCGAAAAAAGGAAAGCCCGCCACGCCTTAAACACCTTAGTCTATTATGAAGAGCAACGGATACGATGGACCTGACACGTCCACCGTATCCGTTACGTTTCATAATACCTTTATAAAGAAAGAGGGGGAAGGGCCCTCTTTGGGGAGCTAGTATACCCGTTATTTCTGTGACGGTGGGGTCACTGGAAAGAGAATATCAGCAGAAAGTGAAAGCCAGCAGGAGGGCACCGGGATGCGGAATACCTACACCAGAGAGAAGAGAACCCTGTGTGGGGAGAGTTACATGGAGGTAGACCTGTATGCCATTACCCCGGAGGAACACCAGGCCAAGCGCAGGAAGAAGTGCAGGCCCAGCAGTGAACGGCAGAAGCGGCGGAATGCCCAGCACGCCCACCGGCGGAGGGTGCAGAAATCAAACGCCAATTTCACGGTGTTGGGGTTCTACCTGACCCTGACCTATGCGGAAGAATACCTGCCGGAAAGCATGGAACAAGCCGAAAAAGATCTGCGGAACTACATACGCCGACTAAAAACGGCAATTTTAGCTGCCTTTGGCCCGGGCTTTGCCCTGCGATACATGGGGCTGACCGGCTGCGGACGAAAAAGCGAACGCTACCACCATCACCTGCTGATCGAGTGCCCAGGGCTGACTATGCGACAGAATGCAGACTTTCGGCAGCTGCTTGAGGACAAATGGTCCGCACGCCAACCGGACGGCAGCTATGAGCTTTTGGGTACAGCTAACGCTGATCGGCTGAACCTGCAGAACCGGCTGGATGACCTGATCACCTACTTCGAGAAGCACGGGCAGTTGCGCTGGTACGAGAGCAGAAGCCTGATCCAGCCGGTGGAGCTGGTACCCAATGACACCAGATGGAGCCGGAAGCAGCTACGCAAAGGCTGCACGGACTGCAAGGACAGTGCATATTGGTGGGAGCAGAAATACCCGGGCTGGAAATTCGTGCGCTGCGTGGTACCGGAACCGGAGAGCCCCGGATGCGAGAAAGAGGGCTGGGATGCGGATGACCTGCGGTGCTATGTGGTGATGGTGAAGCAGAAGGTGGGACATGCCTTTGCGAAAGTTCGCACCTGACAGATAAAACACCGGTATTTTGCGCGTTATACCCATGCGAAAAGAAGGTGGGGCGGTGACAAAAGAGCAGAAGAAAGCGACCCGGCAGGCTCTGCGCCGATATGGCGAGGGGTCTGTTTGTGCTGCCTGGGCGCAGGTGATCGGGGCGGTGCTGGCCTGGTACGACCGCAATGACCCGGTATGCGCCCAGCTGCTGCGGCTGCGCTACCTGCAAGGTCTGCCCGAGGAAAAGGTGATCGCCCGGCTGTATGTGGGGCGAACGACCTACTACACCAAAGAGCTGGAAGCCCTGAGCACCGTGGCAGTGTGTGCAGCGGATGCAGGGCTGCTGCCCGGCGGGCAAATGTCCGGGGTA